CGAGGCTCCCATTCGTGGCGCTTGGCCATGATCTGCTCGCGCTCTGCCGGGGTCAACGGCGAGGCAATCCCGCTCACTGACCAGGGCAACCACTCCCCTCGGTAGCGGTATCGGTGCGATTCCTCATCGAAGCCAAGATCGGCAAGAGGTGTCAGCATTCGCCAGGATTTGTTCAGATTCGCCAGGATCATGCCATTCTCGGCAAGTCCTGGCAAATCATGGCAATGTCTGCCCAATCGGGCTCACTCACAATTCGGGCCGTTTTACCCGAAGAATTGGCTTCAGAACTGCTGGCCTGCAAACCCAAATCCCTGTCCACGTCAGGCTTTGCGGCCCTTCTCATTGAACAGGGGTTGACGGGGTGGTTAAACTACGCGCCTACCGTGTCGGTGCGGGAAACACCCAGTAGCACTGGCACGAAGGCTCAACCTTTCAGCGAAGTCAGGCAGACCTCGCTGGAGGTTCAGTCTTCTACCCAAGAACACACTGAAAAAAATTCAAGTGTGGTTTTCTTGGGGGATGGTGTCGGGAGGGAGCCCGAGGGAGGGGGTAGGAAGGGCCCTTCTTTTATTAAGGCGACCCCTGAAAAACTGACCCCATTTCAGGCCCTGATCGACGACTATTGGCGCGTCAAGCAGGGGAGCAAAGGCAAGATCGCCTGGGATCGGCTCATGCGAAACCTGACGGCCTTCCTCGATAAATACGGCGAGGCCATCGTCCGCGATCAGCTCGAACTCGCTGTGAACGGCAAATGGATGGGCATCGAGCTGGCCCGCTACGAGCAGCTCAAGGCCTCTGGCAAGCCCCCAGAGACCAAGCACCCCGCTGCCCAGGTCTTTACCGCCAAAGACTTCGACAACGGCCCCACCACCAACCCCGCGATCGGAGACCTTTTCTGATGGACTTTGAGCAGTACACCTTTTTTGACGGGACACCTCCCCACGTCCGTGAATCTGAAACCTCGCTAGAGGCCGCTCAGTCGATCAAGAAGGACGTTGGCAAGCTCCATAGGCTTGTCCTATACGTCGTTGCAGAAGCCGAGCCCCACGGCCTCACGCGAGAAGAGATAGAACACGCCACCGGCCTCTGTCATCAGACAGGCTCGGCCCGTGTTCGCGAGCTGTTTCTTTCCGGTCACCTCCGCACTCGGCTCGATCCCTCAACAGGGAAAACCGTCAGACGCAAAACAACCTCAGGCCGCAGCGCTGAGGTCTGCTACCTCAACCATGAAACAAGCATTTGATCCCACCTCTGTCCGCCTGACCCTTCGCAAAGGCCTTGAGAAGGGCTACTGGACCATCGAAGACCTCGACACCCCATCAATGGGCTGGCAGGAAAACGCCAAAATCTTCCGCCTTCACAACCCCAACGCCCCACAACCTCAATACAAAAATTTGCTACGCGACGATGACCCAAGCCAACCGCCCGCGCCACGAGTAGAACCCGTTAGCCCTCGGGACTTTCCCACCTACGACTTCTGATGCAAGACCTCAAAACCAAAAAGGTAGAGATCCGCCTCAACCAAGCTGAAATCAACTACCTCGACAACATCGCAGCGCACTTCAACATCTCCCGCGCTGAACTCGTCCGCCGTCGTGCCTTCGCCAACGTGGCCCCTGTAATCCCTCAAGGGTCACAGGTCTACGCCAAGTGTGTGCAGGCCGCGGCACAGCACGCCCCAGGTGTCCCTCGCGTACAACTGGAGGCCATCGCTGCTGCCATCATCACCGCTCTCTCGAAAATGGACGTATGACACAGGCGCCCGAAGACCTTGTGACCGTTGTCCGATACAGAACCGTCGTCGAAGAGGTTGTCCTTTCTCGCGCCGAGTTCGATCGTGCAAACGCTGTCGAAAATCCTGATGACTTAGATCAGCTCATGGATGCCCAAGAGCGCATCGACCAACTGCCATTCCAAGATTGGCAGTGGGGCACCTACGACTATTTCCCTGAGCCCGTCGGTTACATGGCCTTTGCTGGCGATGTGACCTCATACAGCGACGATGCTGTCATGTGCTCCGAGTGGCAGCGCCAAGCTCCTCTTATCGTGGACGAAGATCTCTGCGACTAACCCTGGGGCATTGAGCGAGGAAGGTGCGACCTTCCTGCAACTGCTGCCGGCGTAGGGGATGCCACTGGTCGGACCTACTGGTGGAACGTCACTCCCAAGCGCAAGAAAACACGGTTCCCGTCGTGGACTCTGGGTGGTGCCAAGGTTTTTCTGAACCTGCATTGGCCCTTTGTAAGCAGTTGTCTCATGTAAGTCCCCAACCAATAAACACCCGTATTTCTATACTCTTAACAGAACACTTTTTCTTCAAACGTGGGTCGAAGCACTGCTGCTGCAGTCAACTTCCGCGTAGACACCGTCTACGGCCTGCTTTGCGATGGAAAATCTCGCGGAGAGATCCTTCGCTTTTCTTCCGAAAACTGGAAGATCTCAGATCGCCAAACGGACGAACTCATTCGCAGGGCTCGCATTGCCCTCGAAAAAGACGCCGAACTCTCACGCCCCGCCTTCCTCGCTGAAGTCCTCGGCCGTCTTCGTAACTATGAGCAACAAGCTGCCCGCCGTGGTCAGCTAATGGTTGCCGTCAACTGTGTCCGGCTCCAATGTGAGCTAGTAGGACTCACCGACAAATGAACCACATCACGCAAATCGACAATGAGGGCTATCTCCTCGTTTGCGTGGAACGCGACAACTTCTACGAGTGCGCCACCTGTAGTTCAATGCATCTCGTCGAAGACAAAATCGCCCAGCTAAACGCTCGCATCGATCGAATGGCCGCTGATGCCTTCTCTGCTTGACTCTTGCCCCGGTGGCCTGCTCCTAGAGCAGCCCGTCATGGTGGAAGACGAGCGCGATTGGGCCCCCTTCGCTGCTCACCTGCACGAGAGTCTCACTGACCCACAGCGTCAGGTTTGGGAATCGCCCGAGCGGTTCAAGCTGCTATGCAGTGGCCGCCGCTTTGGTAAGACCTACCTCTGCATCGCTCGCCTGGTGGCCTGGGCCATCGAAAAGCCAGGCAGCCTGAACTGGTACGTCACCCAGACCTACAAATCCGCCAAGCAAATCGCCTGGCGTCAACTGCGGGCCATGGTGCCGCCCGAAATGTTCGCCAAAAAAAACGAGTCGGAACTTTCCCTCGAACTGACCAATGGATCCGTCATCGCCCTGAAAGGCGCAGAATCAGCAGACGGGCTTCGCGGTGTAAGCCTCTCCTCTCTGATCATTGACGAGGCCGCCTATGTCAAGCAAGAAGCCTGGGAAATGGTATTACGTCCGGCGCTCTCTGATCAGGGCGGCCCGGCGTGGTTCATCACGACGCCGTCAGGCCTTAACTGGTTTCATGACCTTTGGGAGCAGGCTGCCGAGCAGGAGGATTGGGAGACTTTTTCGTTCACTACGATTCAGGGCGGCAATGTCCCCGAGGAGGAGATCGAGGCCGCAAAGCGGACCCTCGACGAGCGCACCTTCCGCCAGGAATATCTAGCCAGCTTTGAAACCCTTGCCGGCAGGGTCTACCCAGATTTCAGCGACGACAACATCAGCGAAGACGTTGCCGACACTGGTGGCGAGATCCTGTGGGGCACCGACTTCAACGTCGGAATCATGGCCGGCATCCTGGCCAGCCGTGTTGGCGACACTCTGCACATCTGGGACGAGGTGGCCGTCAAGCAATCGAACACCGACGAGGTGTGTCAGATGCTGAAAGAGCGGTTCCCCAATCGCAGGCTTGTGGCCTACCCCGACCCCACTGGCAGTGCTCGCAAAACATCAGCAGCAGGCCGCACCGATCACGACATCATTCGTCGTTACGGCTTCCAGTGCATTAGCCCCAAAGCCCCTTGGGCCGTGAAAGACAAGATCAACGCGACCAACTGGCTTATCAAAACTGCCGACGGTCACCGCAAGCTATTCATCCACCCCCGCTGCAAGCACACGATCAAGGCCCTGAAGAATGTCACTTTCAAAGAGGGCAGCGAAGATTATGTGATCGACAAGTCGGCCAATATCGAGCACTGGACTGACGGCCTGGGCTACCTCGTCCTGGGCAGCGACTTCAACCCCCTCTACGCACGCTCTGGCAAGAGCACTGGCATCAGAATCTATTGAGCTTTGCCATTGGCTCTTAAACTGAGCCAAAGCCTTGAGAGTTTCGCGACGTGTATAGCGGTTTTCAGCATTACAACCGTGCTGCATCCTCCAAGGTTGCGAAGGTAAATGATCCGAATCAGGCTTGGACTAACCAAGAGCCGCATTGGATGCTGATCGAGGATCTCGTCCAAGGCACCTACCAGCTCAGGCGCAGACATCGCCGGTATTTGCCACAAGAACCTCGCGAACTTGACGAGAGCTACGACAACCGTTTGGCTCGCAGTGTGTGCCCGCCTTATCTAGTTCGCTTGGAGCGAATGTTGGCTGGCATGTTGACGCGCAAGCCGGTCCGTCTGAACGATGTTTCGGATGTTGTCCGCGAGCAACTGTTTGACGTTGACCTGCTCGGCAACGACCTGAACGTGTGGACCTACGAGACCGCACGGAAAATGATCCGTTACGGCCATGTGGGCGTCTTAGTGGATGCACCTGCTGCTGGTGAGCTGGGCCGTCCTTACTGGGTTTCGTACACGCCCCGCGACGTGCTTGGCTACAAAACCGAGCTGGTCAATGGTGCGCAACAGTTGAGCCAGTTGCGCTTGTCTGAGCGCGTCGTACTTCCAGACGGTGAGTATGGCGAAAAGGAGGTCGAACAGATCCGCGTTTTACGCCCAGGTGAGTTTGAGATCCACCGCGCCAACGACGAGGGCGAGTTCGTCATCGTGGACAGTGGCACCACGACGATGGATCACATCCCGTTCAGCGTTGCTTACGCCAACCGCGTGAACTTCATGGAGTCGCGGCCGCCGTTGATGGATATCGCGGAGCTGAACCTCAAGGCGTACCAGATGCAGAGCGATTTGGACAACATGCTCCATATCGCGGGAGTGCCTCTATTAGGGTTTTTTGGGTTCCCGCAGGCTGCTGAGGAGGTCACCGCAGGCCCAGGCGAGGCCATTAGCTTCCCCGCAGAAGGCCGGGCCGAATACATCGAGCCACAGGGCAGGGCCTTTGACGCTCAGTTCAAACGCTTAGAGCAGATCGCCTCGCAGATCAACGAGCTAGGCCTCAGCAGCGTGCTCGGTCAGAAGCTGTCCGCCGAAACCGCCGAATCGAAGCGCATCGATCGCAGCCAAGGCGACTCGACAATGATGGTCATTGCGCAAAACATGCAAGACCTGATCGACAACTGCTTGGCCCACCATGCCCACTACCTCAACATCACCGAGGTAGGCAGCTGCCTGGTCAATCGCGACTTCCTTGGCACACGCCTTGAGCCGCAGGAGATTCAGGCCCTGCTGCAGCTCTACACCGCTGGCACCATCACCCAGGAAACCCTGCTGCTGCAGCTCAGCGAAGGCGAGGTGCTTGGTGACGACTTTGACATTGAGGCTGAGGTCGAGGCCACACAGCTTGGAGGCCTTGGCGGTGAGCAAATGCCTGAGCCTGTAGAAGATGACGAAGAGCCGGTGGAAACCGACGAGATCCCTGAGCAGGATGAGGAGGAGGTCGAAGAAGAGTAATGAACTCGCCCACTGATCCAGCAACTGAAGGCGGAGACGAAACTCGGATCCTTCATGTTTGCACCGGAGAGATCAGGGGCCGCTACTTCGCTGTCATCCGCTGCAAGTGGTACGGCGAGGACGGAATGATCGGAGTCTCGGAGCATCGACTGGAAGACATGGACATGCAGACCAATCTCGAAGACTTCGGCGCCTTCATCGTTAGCGCTTTAGATGCCAATGCAGATGTCACGGCCCTGGTGGCCTGTGACCCTGAAGACCTGGGCTTGGAGGTCGAATGAGCCTCGAATCGTTTGTCGAAGAGATTCCCGAGGCCTACTACCGAAAGGCCATCGATTTAAACCGCTACAGCAATAGCGTTGCTCGGAAGCTGATGCAGTCTTACGAGCGGATCATCCGCCGCTCGATTGCTGAGCTTGAGCGAATCGAGCAGATGCCTAGCGCTAAGCGGCCCCAGGTGCGGGCCCAGAGGCTTAAGGCACTAATCAAGCAAAACACTGAGGCCTTGGCCAGATGGTCTGATAAGGCAGGGCAACAGCTAGCCCGTGAGCTTGGCGATCTGGCAAAGATCGAGGTTGATTTCACGGTGGGCCAGTTGCGGCGTGGCGTGCCCGAGGTGGCTCGCGGTGCGGTGCGCACTGTTGAGGTGACGCCGACTTTTGCCGAGGCTGTGATCACTGCTGACCCGACCAACGTCGGCACGGCTGTATTGAGCGACAGCCTTGAGGAGATTGTGAGCGGGCCTGCCAAGGCCATGAAACTGACAGCTCGGCAGGGTGCAGCGATTCGGATGCCTGACGGGCGGAGCATCGGCAAGGCGTTCCGCGGGTTGGCAGAACAGCAGGCCCAGATCTTTGCCACCACTGTTCAAGATGGCTTGCTGTCTGGCGAGTCAACCCAGGCGATTGCTCGCACGTTGATTGGCGAGGGCCTTGAGTTTTCGACCAAGGCCAAGAGCATCAGGCAGCTAGCCCAAGCTGGTGGCCAGATGACGAAGATGGCGACCCATCAGGTGCGGACGCTTGTGCGGACGAGCGTGAACGCAACCTCGAATGTCGCTAGCCAGCGGGTGTATCGAGCAAACCCGACGGTCACTAAGAAATATCGTTGGCTGGCCACCTTGGACGAGAAAACCTCGGCGATTTGCAAGAGCCTTGATCAGCAGGTGTTTGAGTATGGCAAGGGGCCAACGCCTGCTAACCCGCCCCATTTCAACTGCAGGTCTACAATCGCGCCGGTGGTGGATTGGGATGGCCTTTCCAGCAAGTACGGGATTGATCTAACGCCGCCCAAGAGCAAGGCCAAGCGCCCATCAGCTACCGGCGGCGTGCCATTGGGGACTAGCTACGGGAAGTGGCTGCATGATCAACGGCCTGCAGGCAAGAAGTTCGAGGCGAGTGCGGCACAGGCCAAGGCCTTTGGCGGCGGGAAGGATACGCCAG